CGTCGTCAAACAAACATAGATCGGCACGATGACCAATGAATTCAGACTCAATACCGTAAGCAGAAACAGTTGGTTCCTTGTTATCCAACCCACCCATGTCCTCCTGTTCAACAATGAATTCTTCAGCCCGCCACAACGACCCTGAAGTTGAAGGCTTAAACCTACCGTAGTCAATCGCCAAACACGCTTCCGCTTTTATCGCTAAACCTTTGTCGATCAGCACAGGGTCAGGGTCCAATGGGAACTGGCGTTCAAGGGTTTCACGAATACGACGGGAATACATTTTCGCCAAAGACTGTGAAACAGAGCCGATCATCACACGAATCTTGCGGTTCTTCACAATCTGCCACACAGCAATATCATGAAACAAGGTGGACTTACCTGCACCTGGGGGACAGTTCAACACCACAAACTGTTTATCGTTAGACAACAAATAATCCTCAATCTTGTATGCGGCATCCACCTGCCACGGCGACGGGATACGCCCCAAATATCTGCGCCTGAAATAATCGAAATCTTCTAACCCACGCTTAGCCTCATCCGATAAACGGTCATACGGGATAACAGGTGGCAAATCAGAAACATCCATCACCTTCGCCCAAGCATCAGCCTGAACCCCACCAACCTTCGACCTAGTCTTACCCTCGTCGAGTTTGGCTATTTCAAGTTCTGCTTTTGCTTTACGTTTCTTAGCGTCCCAGCCCTGTGCGGTGTTGTAGTGGACACCAGCAATTTTGGCTGCGTCTTTAATCGACATACCCGAAGCTCTTGCCTGCCAATATCTTGCGATATCTTGTGGTGGAACTTGTCGTCGCCCGCTACGCCCTGCTGTCATTGTTCTGATAATCTACCACCGTTGGTGGGTGTGCCGTAGAGCAACAGCACTTAAATGAACTGGATCGCTCCGGTCCTCCTCACACCCACCAACACTTGATACACTCAGACACATGGGCAAACAGTTAGGAACATCAGGACGCATCATGCGCCGCAAAGAACTAAAACCAGCCCGCCCACTCTCAGACGAAGCACTCCTCCGCAACGCACAAAAACAAGCAGAACGATGGGCCACCAAAAAACAAAAAGGTGTGCTACACTCAAACTAACTTCATCAAGCCCTGAATGTCGGGAGACACCAGGCAACCATGCGCTAGACCCCACAAAACAGTGACAGCAGGGTGGGAACGCGAAACGTGACCGGAAACGGGGATCGACCCCTATATGTCAAAAGAGCCGCACACGCGATCCTCACAGGGGTAAACAAATCAATACAAGGTGTCGGCTAAAAGAAACTAGCTACGGCGACCTGCTCTCTGAGCGAACCGTGGGGGGAGCAACACACATTCCCTACCTCACAGGAATTCGACATACACACACGTATGTGAAAATCCTCGACCACCCCAAAGGTCAAACCATGCTCCAGAAAGAAGCAGCCGTTGACCACCCACAGTGACCTGAACCACCCCGCACACCCCTCTAGAGCCACCACTCAAAGTGGTCACAAAACCACACACAGAGACACACCCATATATATATCTATACCCCTACGTGCCTCGGCATACCCCCGCCCCGCGATTTGACCGAACGGGTGTTCGCCCTGGAGTTTGTGGTCAGTTAACCACGGAGAGTGACGACTACTCACAGTGGTTGACCCCCTACCCCCTGCGCTCAGCTTGTTACCGACGGGTAAGTTACCGATGAGTAACAATGTATGAGGTCCGCCTATCTCGTTTCGTGATACTCCAGGCGGTCTCTATCCGTTCTAGTTGTGGCTGATATATTCTCGCCGCGTGGCTTGACATCGTGTCACTGTGTCTATATATTGAGTGTGTCAATCAGTCCCGCAGCGGTGCGGGCTTACATATAAAGGGGTAAATCATGGACACAATGGCCGCATGGCAAAAGGTCTACAAGTACACCGAGAGGGCGAAACTCATCGGGTTTGACGAGTGCCACAAGATATACATAGCCACGGACAAACACGAGGCCGACTACTTCACCGAGAACGGATGGGAAACTTTCAGCGGTACGCCTGGAGAAATGGCCGACAAACTCCACGAGTGGTATGAGGCTTCCTGTGGTCTCCGTTTCATTTCGGCGGTCAAGTTTGACAAGAAAACCAACAGCACGAAATTTACGACGTTAGTCCCGCAGAGTTAGCGGTTGCCCGTGTTGCCCCGTTCGGGGGTGTAACCGTCATAGGTTGACACGGGCGCGAGTGGTGGGGTAGTCTCACTCTCACAGGTGCAGCGGTGTATCTGTTCAAACATGAAAGAGGGTAGAAATAATGAGTGCATACCAAGTCAACAAAGACACGATAGACCTCATGGTCTCCGTGTTAATCGATTGGGGCAGTCCTGGCGGCCGTTCTCCATATGTCTACACATACGGCGATTTACCAATGGATAGCCAGCTTTTGGAGGAAACAGAAGGCCGCGGGGGTTACAACGTCACCCGCGCAACTTACGAAACCGCCGACGCTCTTGGGCGTGAATTGATTGACGCCAACGTTAAGAGCCTCACGGCGCGTTACTCCGACGGGGTGGAAATGTGCGGCTACTACTCCGAGGGCTACACATGGCAGCGGGTCACGATTGACGACGCAAGCGTCACACGGGCGATGGGTGCGGTCAAGTGCTACCAATATCAGGCGTGTGAGTTTGACGGGTGGAAAACCTCCTTTGCGTGTGAATTGTCGGCGCGGGTAATGGATAAATTGGTCGACATGATTTCCGAGGGGTGGGACTACGAACGCCCCGCCCATTCGGTCAAGGTTGTGTCATTGATGGACATCGTCAGAGCACAGAAGGGGGGCAAGTGATGAGGATCGACTACAGGCAAATTGCCCTAGACATGAACCGCGAAATATGCGGCGGTGACCCCCACAAGGCCACTGCACTACTGGAGGCCGCGATACGTGCCGAAACGGGCGAGACATACGCCGCAAACATGAAAGGCTATCTGTTGGATCAGTTCCGGATATTGTTCGAGATTATCGCGAAATTGTCCGACGAGGTGGAAAGGTGGGAGGCATGATCCGCGAACTTCTAGCGATTGGTGCAGGGGCGTTGCTCTTGTGCTTCCCCTTGTGGGGGGCGTACATTTTCCAGGCGTGGCTCGACCGTCGGCCGACACCCGCAGAACGTGCAGCCCGCACCCGCGAGATAGTCCAACGCCGGAGGGATCAAATCACCCGCCGCGGTTGGTAGTAGGTAGCCCGTTCCCCGCAGGGGGCGCGTAGTTCACGACTACGGCGGGCGCGATTTAGTCACAGTGGCTAAACAAAAACAGCATCGGGAGGTGCTCAGTAATGGCACACAGAGTAGAGGTATATGAAACAGACACGGAGGGGAACGTCGACATCGTTGGGGCGTTTTACTATTGCTCAGACGAGTGCGCGAAATCAAATCCTGGTTACAGCGGTTGGAATGGGGCTTGTGATGCGTTCACGCCCGTCGAGTGTTCATGTGGTCAGCGTTTGACGTGGTATCGATGGAACTTCGAAACACATGACCAAGAGGTAGTTCTACCTACCGCCGCAGACTATTGGGAAACATACTAAAGGGGGAGACATGGCAATTTATCGCGTAATCCAGGAGTGGACAAACTATCGAATAGTTGAGGTCGAAGCAGACACGGCAGAGCAAGCCGAGGAAGCGGTGAACGACAACGAAGGAACAGAGGTCAACGGTGGAACAGACACACATTTGACCACGGCAACGTCAGTAATGGATGAGGTTTCTGGATATTGGGAGGATTTAAAATGACATACGACGAACTACGGGCCGTACTTATGGCCTACCTATTTATTAGCGAAACATACGACGACGGGGGAGATCAATGACTACCTATTACACAAACGACGACGGGCTAAAGGTGGAAATGCAAACCTATGAGGCGGAGTGGCAACCAAAAAATCAACTCTCAACAAACCTAACGAAAATATGTTTCCTGGTTACGACTGATGACGTAGAGGAAATACAGGTTCTTTCTTGGGAGGACCTGGTTGGGGAAATTGGGCTCGATCATGCGCGAGACTTCGACCTTGCCGAGATCAGGGAGGTGTCACAATGAACTACGACGAATGGGCAGCAATCGGTCATGCGAACGGGTGGCTAGGTGTACGCCGCAACGATAAGGCAACGTCGAAGGCAGGCGCACAGTCGATGACCGTTCGAGGAGGGTCACAACGCGCCAAGCTTTTGGTTGAGTACTTTCGCACTCATGACCTGACCGACGAAGAAGCAGGAAAGGCAAGCGGGCTTGCTCTGCTTCCGAAGTGCTGCTATTGGAAGCGGTGCGGGGAACTTCGCCAGGCTGGTTACATCATGCCGACAGGGGAAACACGTATCTCTAGCGCAGGGGTAGAGCAACAGGTTTGCACGATTACCGCCGAAGGCATGAAGGCCGTCGTGGGTCTCGTATGAGGTGGAAAAGATTAGTCCGCAACACGGTGAAGCGCGTGAGAGTGGCAACATTGGAACGCCATGCTCGACCTTCTGCTGGTCGGTGGGTTCTGGTGCGTGAACGCGACGGGCGCGTATGGGCGGGGGATCATCGTTGGCAGGGGCAGACGTTTACCGACGCTCAGCGGTTCTGGTATCTCTTTGCCAATATCGAAAGCGCAAACGCTGCCATTATCGGGAACGGATTTGTTGGGGTGAGTGTCCGACAGATAGCCTAAACAGAGGTAAGGCAACAACTAAACGCTTGCGGGGTACCTACCCGTGACCGTGTCGCCGCCATTGGAACCGCCTCCCCTCTCTACCCCGAAGGGTCGAGGCGGTTCCTCTTACTAAATCCAACCAAGATCTTCAGCCCTCCAGACGGTAGGACTGAAATTAGCTTCGACACTTTTCTTTTCTTCAATGCCGTTATAAAGCCGTACAACGTGAAGGCATGGGTCATCCCCCTGTTCCCAGATTTCATCTTCAAGAGCAGTACTGGGGACACCATCGTGAGTAGAACAGACTGGTGGACTGCAATACCCCATGTCATAACCGAACTTAATCCATTCATCGAATGTCATTTCACCCTCACCATTTCTACTTGTTTGTGTTTGTTGTTGCACTTCGGTGGTTCTTTAACCTGCACATGGGTTATCATGCGCTGCTGGCAACTTGGACAAGACCAGTGTTCGCCCTTCATCAGAAAGTCCTACAATCACAGAACTTCACATAACGGGTTTTGATTGAGTCGTTCTCGAAATCGGAATCGGTATATACAAAACCAGTGCTGTCACATTTTTCGCAACCCACCTCTGCTTGGCGTACACCCATTACCTTTTGGAATAATGATTTCACTTCATACTGGTTCGGGTAGTGGCCTAATGATTCAGCCATTTTGAGTACGGTTTTCGCGTCATCTTCGGAAGCGTCGAGAAGCATCTCGTCTTTAACCCAGGCGTTCTTCACGGTGTTTCGTGCGATATTCGTTGTCGGATACATCCCGCACAAACGATCAACGAACAGTTCGATTAGTGCTGGTGTCATATACCGCACATCCCTTCACATTCTTGACTGAATTGGTCATCACCAAATAAGGCAAATTGTCCTTTTTCTTTTTGAGTTCGCAGATCGACTTGGTCTAGCGGGATTAGGGATTTGTGCAAGAACGGAACACTTGACAACTTTCCCCTGGCCTTCACAGCGTCGCGATACTGATAGTCAAACTTGACCGCATCCTCCCAAGCGTCAGGCATTGTGTCGCGCAAAAGTCGCCACTCGTGGTCTGATTTGAACGGGCATCCGATGCAAGCTGATCTCGGTGGAAGTTCATAACCATGTTTGGCACACCAATCCAGGCACATCTGTCGAGTGATCTTCATGTCAATTAGTGGGTATTCATTTCTTAACCAACTAAAAGGTGGGTCTTTCATGCGTTGAATTTCATCGTAACTAATACCAAAAATAGTTGTAGCCAAATGTTCTTTGCTGCGTTGTTTTGGCTTCAGACCAACCAGTTCGCGGTGCTTACGCATGGCAGGATTGATTTTGTATTCCGCTGTGCATTGGCGTTGCATCATCCCTTTAGTGTTGTCAGGGTTCTTCATGTAGGTCGGAAGCAAAGCAACACGAGATCCGTCAGTTTTCAGAACGTCCTCCCTTATGTTTCCAGCCGACACCTTATGGAAAGGGATGTCATGCTGATTCATCAAGAGTTCCAGTTTCGCTAGGTGTTCGTACACCGGTACTGGTTCCCACCCCGTGTCCGAAAAAATAACATGGTCTGGTTTCTCGATCTCGCCATGAATCATCATGTAAAGCAACGTGGTTGACTGAACTCCAGCACCCAAAGACAATATGCGTAACGGCTTGCTCATGCTGTAAACCAATCTTCCCAGATTTCAGATGGATGAAAGCCGAGTTTGACTGCATACCTGTCGGCAGCCCACGGCGATAACTGTGTGTTGTACCAACGCCAATGGTAAACGGTGGTGCGTTCTGTCCCTAGTTTCTCGGCAACAGATGAGTGCGATTCACTCGCGCCCAACTTCTCTAGGATTGCTACAGCGGGAAATGTAGTCATGAATTTTCATCCATAAAGCAGCCGCACGTACCCCAATCTTCCTTATCAAACATGGTCGGTTGATCCTCCAGACGTTCTCTAAATCTACGCAAAGTTAATGGTGTGGTTTTACCCTGCTTGGTTTCTTTTAACATGGCCACATCTTTGTTTAGGTATGTTCTTGTTGCTTCTTCCTCGTTCTCCCATTCAAGGAAACGATCTCGGTTCCAGTCAAGCAACATCTTCCATGCAGCTTGCCCACCCCGCACACAAGCACCACCGCAATTAGCGTGACTAAAGCCAACAGAATACAAACGAGGTGGCTCGATCCCCAACTCTCGATACTTTTGCAGAAGCGCAGACTTCTCGATGTATGGTTCGCGCATTAGAGGCGAGTCGATGGTGTACGGCTCCCACAATGGAGCCGCTCTCTCGTGGCGGTGTGGCTCTGTCCAGTCAAAACCTAAATAAATGATCGAACTATCAGGTTTGCAGTTGTGTTTGATCCATCTATCTAATGCCTGGCGTTTCAATATCTTGGAACATACAGCCATTCTGTCGTTCGGCACACAACGCTGATCCCTGCCAACCTGCATTGGTGTTCTTCCGTCACGGATGACAACCCATTCCCAACGTGGTGAAAGTTTTGCCACAACTTCGTGAGCGAAACGCCAGTTATCTTCGTCCTCAACCATCGTGTCTGCTGTCAAGAGAACGAGTCTGTCATCGGAAGCAGCCAAATCCTGGACTCTGAAAGCGACTTCGGCAGACCCAATGCCTGTCGAGAACTGCACACAATGCAGCACTAAAGTTCTACGCCTTGCGCGATATGGTTTCGCAGTCTAGAGATAACGGACTCTGCTTGCTTCAGGGTTGCTCGACAAGCCTCTAGTTCTGTATGAAGTGAGTCAGCAGCATCCTTGTAACGGTCACGCTCCTCACGCAACAGTTCGTTCGCCATCTGCATCGCATCAACGCGATCCTTGTATTGCTCTAACTCAAACTCGATTGGTGTTTCTATACTCACGTCGTAACGCCTTCCTCTGTAGTGGTGTTGTTCCTGCCCAGATACCTGACTTTATGTTGTTGTCCATAGCAAAGTCAAGACATTCTTTTTTTACTTTGCAACCAAAGCAAACAGTTCGTGCCTCGGCAAGCTTGATATGGTTCGCACCTTTTTCATCTTCGTTCAGGAAGAACAGGTCTGGGCCTGCTCCTCGACACGCTGCTTGCTCAGTGAAACCGAATTGGTTGTTGACGAGACTGTAATAATCTTCGGCTGCCGACATTTCTTCTCCCTCGTTGTCGTCTTGATATTCGTCTATAGATTCCAATGCCTCAGCCCGCCGTTCCTGTATAAGTATCGGGCTACCGCAAGGTTGCACCGTACATTAAACAGTACCGACAGATCGCCTCTTTGTGAAGCACATTGTTTGGCCGTTACAGAAACCCAGGTCGAGTTGACCTGAAGGAGACCCCTATCTTGTGAACCGTTACGATTCAGGGTTTTGTTATGGGCTGACGGGTTGCATCGGCTTTCCCTGTATGCGATGTATGAGAACGTTTGGACTGGTAGCCCGAACTCTGCGAAGTGTCCTTCCCATTGGGGGCAACGCTTCGATTTGTCCTTCGGAACACCCTCCGGAACGACCTCGGCGGGTAGCACCAGAACCTTGTCAGACGCTCTGTAAGCCTCTGAGAGAGGCGATACTGACGGGTTCGCAGGGTTGGCAGGGGCTTCAGCAGCATGAACCATACTGCCGAAGGTAATCGTCCCTACTAGAGCAACGGCAAATAGCCGTACAAGTGATCTCATCGGTCCTCCAAGACTAGCAAATTTTAGGTAATGCTTATGAGATAAGGGAAACCAGTTCCGCAAACTCATCCAATGTCATTAACACGATACCGTCGCTGCTGCCATCAGGCATGGCAATCATCGCGAAAGGTCGTATGTCACCCAACGACTTTGATGCTTCAGATTGTAAACGAGCCTGGTTGAAACGAGTAGCGATCGGACCCACCTGCGCACCGGCTTTGACTTCGACACGAAAGTAGCCACCCCAATGTTCTTCATGGCGAGTGCCTGCATTACCTGTCGCACTAAGACCCAACTTCTTCCTAGCACGTCGAGCTTTGCTATCACCTTTAGTTCGTGATCGTTTTCCGCGAGCAACAGGATCGTTACATCCTTTGACCCGTCGCTTACCGTCACGAGCTTCACGTCCCAAAGTTCCGAACTTGGGGCAGCCGTCAACCGTACATTTGTCTCTGTTTCCCTCACAGTAATCCTTCCTGTTCTGTTCCATCGTCCCACCTCCAAACTGCCAGCGCATCTGATAGGCCGCCTGTGCCTGGAAATATGTCATCAATAACATCACCATCTTCATAGCCAAGCATCGCTATAACCCAATCAAAAAAGTATTTGGGTTTAGCCCCAGGTAAACCTTTTCGCATGGCAATACAGCCACTTGTCCAGTCGCGTGTCATCGGCCTGCGATGTCGAACGTCACGACCATGCCACAGGATTACTGGCTCCCATGCGTACTGCACAGAAACGTTCACTCTGATTTGGTGGAATGTTTTAGTCCAAGCACAGACACGTACATCTTCTGGCATAGCAGGCAGCAACCATGCAAGGTCTTTGGGGTTGCATGACAATGCCCAACCGTCAGGGTATTCAGAAACAAGTCGATCCACTAAGAGCAGGTGTGCGTCTTTGGTGTCGTATTGCTCTGAGTTGTCGTGAAATGGTGCATACCTCCGCTTCCCGTTCCCCAAGTAGGGCGGGTCAGCATAAGCAAACTTCACGTTTACGCCTTCAGGATGGTGATGAGTTCAGAAATCTCAGACTTGGTCAAAGACTCCAATGCTTCGATGACACGGCCCGTTGAGTCTGATGCCATAGACAGTTGCTCTGCTTTGGTTGCTATGCCTTTGCCTGATGCCAAAGCCCTGAACATACCGATCTGTTTCGCTGTTGCCGGTGCGCCAGGTTCTTTGATCTGTGGCGAGCCGTTAGCAGGGTGGTTCTTCTTTGACTCAGCAACCACTTCTTCGGCAGAGAACATATTGATTACTGCTGCGACTGCTTCCTCGGTGTTTTTGAAGTTGGGGTTGAAATCGTCCATGATTTCTGGTGGCAGTTCATCTTCTTGCGCTACATCTTCTTCAACTACAGGAGCCTTGCTGTCTGCAGCCAAACGGAACGCTGTGCGAAGCTGTGGCATCTGCGATTCTCTCAGGTCTGCAAGATCAATCTTCGCTGACTTCGCCACCTGATCTGGGTCTAACCCTTCCTTCTTGCAGGTGTCAACGAAACGCTTAATATTGTCCATCGACACCAATGGGTCAACGGGTTTTGCTGGTGCAGACTTTACCAAAGGTGTTGATGAGGTGTAAGTGACATCTTCCCATTCACTCTTTGACCAAAGTGCGAGATAAACGTTGTGGCGCATGGCGCAATTTCTGAGGGTATCGGAGAGGAGTTCCTTATAGAGATCGGGCTTAGATGCCTGGACCGAACCGACACCTAAACGACGCACACCAAGAACGGTCATCCATGCGGCCATATGTGCCATACCATTCTCGACACGGAACGCTGGCAAACCAAACTCGTCGAACGCAACTGGTTCCATCGACCATGTTGGGTCAATTTCTGACAGGGCTTTCTGTGTGTCTGCGTGACCTACGAAGTCAAGTTGCATCCCACCTTTAGGTAGTTTGCCTACGATCTTCGGGTCTGGTACGCCGTACTTGCTGATGATTTCTTCTAGTTTCATTACTTCGCCTCCTTAGCGATGATCCGCATAGTGCGGAAGGTTGATGTTTTCTTAAACTTTTCTGCAAGTGCAGGATGCTCTGCCTCAAACTTCTTGGTGTCAAACGATGTGCGTTTGCTGTTCTTCCACGATACGACCTGAACACCGTCAATCGCACCATACTCAGCGTCCTGCAACAACATCGCCAACTCACCCTTGATGAGTTCCTCAACAGCTTCAGCCTGCTTCTTCTGTTCACGGGCTTGTGCCAATCGTTCTAGACTCGCATACACCTCATGCCCCAATACGACCGTGTTACCGTAACCCTCGGGGTAGAGCGTACTGGCGTTGTCATAGGTGGGATCAGCCACGTCAGGCATCATGCCCATGTCGATGAAGCCCAAGAATTTGCGGGCTGCTTCTATGTGAACCTGTTTTTCGTCGCTAGTTACGGTCTGTGTATGGAACTGGAGTTGGAGGTCGCTATCAAAAATGATCCAGTGGATTTCGTGACTACCTGTGCATATCGCTTGCTGAACTCCTTGCCAGTACCAGGTTCGGGAAAGTTGTCCCGTCCATCGCTTGTTATATGTTTTGAGTTCATAAAACTTTCCGTCGACAGTTGAACGACCATCCATTGTGGACATGAGGCGTACACCGGCTTCTTCGTAGCAGTACATTTCTGCTGGTTCCACGATGAAGTCGTGCAAGATTTCGCCTGCCCAACTCATGAGTGGGCCTTCAAGGATTGTGCCTCGACGCATCGCATCGTTTTGTTCTGTTGGCACAGGGGGTGTGGATGCCAATAGTTCTACCGCTAGGTCTGCTGGTGTGGTGTATTTGTGTTCACCGTGAATTGCTGCGGCTACTGATGCGGTGATTCGTTTCTCACCTTTTTCGTTTGCCCAACGTAGGTTAAGCCAGTCTTGGCTGCCGTGTGTTGGCTTGGGGATGGTGTGTAGATTCTGCATTGTTCCTCCTATGGTTGTGCAGTTGTATTTGTAATCTAGGGGTGTGACACGGTTACTGTCAAGTCAATCGCTTTCATGTCACGGACCATCGCTACAGGGATATGTATAGCGTGGATGCCTTCTTCTTTGCAAATGGTTTGCCAAACAGTCACATGGTTATCTTTGGAACCTGGTTCACCGACTGGTATTAGGAACCCTACGGTGTCTACGAGACATTCACCATCGTCCTCATAGGACTGCATATCTAGCCAGCCACCTTCGGACAGGTGGGTGTCAGCCCATTGGATGTAAACGACGGTTCTATTCATCAAAGTCATCGGGTTTTTCTCCGCAGTCAGGGTTACGTGGGATCACCCCACGATATACGCAGGCGCATAAACGTGCGTCTTTCATGGCTTAAACCGTTTGTCTGGGATCAAACCATGCTGGCGAGCCAAACTGAGCTGAACATGGACAGTACTAACACTCCAACCAGACTGCTCAGAAATCCACTGTTCCTTTTGTGCTTGGGTTGTGAGTTGTTCAATCTCTTGTGCTTGCCAGTAAAGCATGACTATCCACTCAATTTGATCCGACTCAATCCATGTTTTCGCTTCGTAACCAAATCTGTCTCGAATAGATTTATTTCTTACCTTGCCACGACCACCCGTGGGTTTCGCTTTAGGCAACGCAGCAAGGTCAGATTCCAAAACACCAACAACACCACGCCAAAAAGCAACGCATTTCTTTGCCTCAGCAATCTGTAGCATCAACTCGCTTTTGTCACTCATAAGACCTCCAGATCAGACCAGTTACGTTTGTCATGGCGACCCACCAGCAGCGTGAGCGTACCTGGGGTAGACCAAATACCTTTAGAGTCAGCGAACCACTTAGACCCACCATCCATTGACGGGCATTGGATACGGGTGTACGCACCATGATCGGTGACTTGCAAATGATGTTTGTGTGCGGTGATCCACAGGTCAGGTTCGCGTCCTTGTTCACGCAGAATCATTATCGACTGTGAGTTCAACCATTCAACTTCTTTGCCGGTGATCTTGTGGCCGTGGGCGAACGCAAGTTTGACATCGGATAACACTTTGGTTGTGACCATCTCATCGTGTGGGATAGTCCATTCAAGGTTCGGTATCTGTGTGTCAAGGATTCGGTACAGGACATCCATCAGGAATCCACCAGCGTTGTCTGAGTCTGATGTTACGGCTTTCCCGTTTCGGCGTGTCCACTCCCCGTGGTTACATAACACACCAACAACATCCAACACATCAACAAGTGATGCGATGGTGCTGATGCCTTTAGCGAACAGGTCTGCACCGAGTAACAACTGTTCACGTTGGGTGAGTTCAACGGTAAAGAGCTGGCTCGCATAGTTCCCATCGCAACCTTCAAACGGATCACCCATGTTCACTAATGCAGCACCCTCAATGTTCCTGCCCTTACGGCGAAGGTCATGGAGTTGCTGAACTGTTTTCTCCAATGATTCCAATACCCGTTCGACGGTTGCTTCGACACCACCGCCAGCAGATTTACCTAGTTGCAGGTCAGCCCAGTTGATTACGAATGTGCATGGTGGCTCATCAGATGGTTTGCTGACAGCGCGTTTCGGTTGCTTCCATTTGGAAACCTTCTGTCGTAACGCCTCAATATCTTCATCAGGTAAAACCCTGTTTGCTTTACGCCTGAACCTGGCACGATACGAGTACAGCCATGCAACATCTCTGTCACCGTTCTCTAAACGCTTAGATGTCTGCCACTTAGACATTCGTACTGTGTCATCAACAACTTCAAACACCATTGGGTCTAAACCGAACCCAACAAGTATTGCTGTCCAGTCTGATGTGATAGGTGTAGGCAGCACACCGGTAGAAATCTCACCACCATCAGGGGTTACTTCTGCCCATGCACGTTGGTTCTCTGGCGGTTGGGATTCCTCGTTCAATTCATCCTTTAATGACATGAGCGAATTCTCCTCGACGATACTTGTTGATTGAAGATGCGTCTAAGTCTATTCCGCGTCGCTCT